TGAATATAGTGTATAATTGACTAGCTATTTTAGTAATTTTAGGAGTCTTAACATCTATCATTTCTCTAATGTAAATATAAAGTGCTTTTTTATTGAAAACGTCTATGTTTTCTCTTTTACGGAATAATTCTAAAATAGCATCCGCTACCTCAGCATCGTTTTTTTTAGGAAATAAAGTAAATAAGTTAGCCGAACAATATTCTACATATAAATTAATATACATATTTAATGGATCTTTATTTACTCCGGGATCTTCCATACTATAAGTATGTCTATCATCTTTAAATAGTTCATCTACTGGAGCCTTATGTACGCGTTTTTTATAGTTCTTTTGGTTTTGGAGAATTAAATAACGTTTAGCAATAGTGCCAAAATAAGAATATGCTTTGGCCCCCCTTGAAGGATCAAATAGGTGTATTTTAGATAGGAGGAATGTGATTACCTCATGTTGGAGGTGCTCAATTTGATCTACTTCCGTATAATAAAATTTAAAAGTATGGATGATGTTTTCGGTAAGTTTAAAAAACGCATAGTGGACTTCACGTTCATATATTTTTGAACGTATAGCAAAATCCTCTTCGTTATTGTATCTTACAATAGCATCTTCGGTTTCTTGAGTAAAATAATTCTTTTTAGATTTTGGGGGCATAGTAAGATATTACTTTTTTTCGAGCTTAAACTCGTTTAAGATATCTTGTAACCCTTTTATTTGTTGAAAGAAAAAACCTACTTCATCATCGCTACTAAAAGTACCACGAGCGTCTATAGCTTTTAATTTTTCATCCGAAACCTCTATTACTCGCGACATGCTATCTAAATATGTTAAGTAGCTAGCGAGGATATCTTCTTGTTTTTCATTTTTCTTTAGAAGATTTCTAGTTGTATATCCTAAGATAACAACTAGAATTGATAAGATAATAATTGATGTTGTAGTAATCATAAGTTATCTAATAAATTTCTTAAACCTTCACTTTTAATTGAACCGAGAGCTTTTTGTTGCTTATTAGCTACTCTCGTCTTATCCGTTAATGTATAATTTTTCTTTGGAGCAGACACGCTACCATTCAATTTTGGTAACCACTCACGTTCAAATTCAATACGCGCAGCCATTAAATCGGCCTGGTGTAGTATAAATGGTAGCGAAGTACGCGGTTTTTGTTCGGGCATATACGCTTTCAAATATTTTTCATTGGCCGCGTCGTATAAACCATCATGCGTTTGAATCGCGAGCATTTCATTGAAAGAATATCTTACCCCATGTGACTGGAGCATGAATAAACCACGATCTGGAACGGATGAGAATGGGACTTGTTTGTTAAACATGTAATCCTCACCTAACTTTTCACGTCTCCACTTATCTGTCTGAGGGATGTATGATTCATTATCCTCATCTCCCATCTTACCTAGATCATGGTTGATAGCAGAAAAAACAAGTTCCTCCATTGTAAAGGTAGACATATCTGCCCCTTCTTCCTCCCAAAGCTGGGATTGTTTTATAGAACATCGCACAACACGATTCACATGCTCAACATACCCTCCAGGGAAGGCATTATGATATTCTTTTTTGTGAGCTGCGGGCATCAACATAACACGTTCTTGGTACTTAGCATAAAAATCAAGCATAGCTTGTTTTCTATCCCCCGTGATGTGGGTGTTGATGTTGGAGATAAATGTATCCCAATTCCCTTGGATTTGTTCTGCTGTTAAATTCATAACTTTTATTTGGTATTATTAACGTCCGTAGGTATCTCCTTGACGAGCAATCATAGTATTAAGTCCTTCAAGTTCATTATCAATAGAATCAATAAGATCACTAATATCTTTAGTAGTAGTATCTTTTCTAGTCATCATAACACGAATGGTTTTTAATTTACCTTCAATACGACTAAGTTTTTTTTGTGCTAAATCCCTGTTTTGCATTTTAATTTATTTAAATTATGGGTATCGCGGGTGACGTCTCGTGACATCTCATCCCCATCTCTCTCCCTCTCCTTTCTTTCTCTGTACCCTAAATATACGTGAAATATCTTAGGTAGGCACGTTATTCTGCAATAGATCTTTTATTTTTTTTATATGGGCACACTTTTCATAATGTTCTTTTTCTTCCCAAAAATGGATTGCTAGATCACATGCGGTTAAGGTATAATCATCTGAGAATATCCTCAAGGCATCTTTACCTTGATTTGTATTAGGTTTAAAATCCTTTAAATATGTCCAAGCTCTGGTATGGGTAACAAATTCACTAGCATCATCGTCAAAATCAATTTTCTCAGCTAGTTCAGGCATCATCTCTATAAGTTTACCCATTTTAGTTTCCATACTTTTTTGATTCCAGATGATTTTCTTAAACATACCTAATTTAAACATTTGAGTTTTTTCAATATCAAAGAAATACCCATCCTTTTCAGGGGTAACACCTTCAAATGCTCCAAATATGTTATCTAAATCCATCATTGATTGTCATCAAACCCAGTTTCTACATCTACTTTACCACTTTTATAAACAGTCATAATAGTAGAATACCAATCATCAGTATAGGTAAAAGATATTCTACCCTTTAATAATTTAGTTACAGTTAACCCATTCTCTTTCATCCAGCTATACACTTCTTCTTTACTAAATGTTCCTTCTGTAAAATATAGGTGAGCTAGTTGAGCATATTGTTTAATTTGTTCCTGTTCTCTCACGTGTATAAATATATATAATTTTAACGTCGCCGCCTGTTGTGCTTGTGTAATAATAATCGTTCATATCGCGTAATTTATGTAAAATATTGTGGGTTTTACCGTAGTTTTTATACTAGTAACCGCGTCTTTGATTGCTAACTAAATCAAAATCCCTATAAACTTTAAGTTCTAAATTATCAACTCTAGAATCAGTATGTTTGTAATTTGACTTTAAATTATTTTGTATTCCTTCTACTTCTACGTTTATACGTTGATGAAGAGATTTTTCTAATTTATCATTTTCTTTACTTAAATAATCTAAATCTTGCTTTAAGATTTTTATTGTCATATGGTTCATGTATGCACTAACCATCATCATCATACAGATGATAGTACATACGACTAAAAGAAATGATGTAATTTCCATAATTTTATTATATTATCGTGTAATTTATAACTAATTTTTGGATATTCCTAATTATCTTTAATATGTATAACAAAATATATTTTTAATGGCAACTTCAAGACAATTTACATATTCAACTACTTCTCCACCTTCAGGTACTACTAAAACTGGTAGTATTTGGGTAGGAACTCCTACTTCTACTGAGCCGTATGATGAAAACTATGGTGGAGTAATATGGTGGATGGGACCAGATGAAGATGATAGATATATTATTGGAAAAGATGTGCCAACTTCAGATTGGCCTGCTAAAGGAGATACCCCACCTTATCCTCATGATTCAGGTAGTGTTAGATTTTGGGGATCTGTTGACGATAGCGATGCATCTTTTATTTTAAGAGTAAACACACTCCCTGCAAGATCGGGTTTAATTCCTTTTGATGATGTTTTTGAATGTAAAGATTGGTTAGATGCTAATGGATATTGGAATAATTATGGTGTCCCTCCAATCCCTCCAGGTGATAGACAAAGATTTGCAATAATTGATTTTTATAGAAACCCCAATATCGTAGGTGTAGGATATGGAGTTGATAATCTTGCATATACTTCAGAAAATGATACAATATATGCTTTTAATACAACAACTTGGAATAATGGATCTTTTAGTAATGCTTTTTTAGATAACGCTTCAAATCTTACCTCAGGATCCAGAACTTTCATTAGTTTAAGTGTAGATTATTTACCTGTAAGTACGGGGTATGGTGCAGGTAGTTGTACATTTGATAATGATGGGGATGATGTTTATGTATATGCAGGAACAGGAATTTCTAGATATACTTTATCTACAAACACCCTTAATGATTCAATAGCAGTTACTAATGGTTCAAGACAACAAGATGTAAGAACCTCAGCATTTGATGAGATTACAAGTAAATATTTTGTAGCAAATGGGCAATATTTAAATACTTATGAAACTTCACCTAGTTTATCTCTTTCAAGTTCAATAAATTTAGCTCCTACCCAAAATTTAGCTACAGTTATTATATCAGATACTGTTAATAATTCATTGTGTATGGCAGGTATCAATAAATTTACATTTGTTAATCCTTCTAATTCATCTTTTATTGGAACTGGAAGTGTAGATGTTGATATTGTTATGAATGGGGTGTATAGTCCTACATCTGAAAATTATTATTTTGGAGTAGGTAAAGGTGGTAGCCCAAATATTATGGTTATAGATGCTAACTTAGGAACTGTAAGTTATATAAATCTCCCAGTTTCAGGTTCTAGGGGTGCAGTTAATGGTCAAACTACTATTGCATATGATCCAGTTAGAGATTTTGTTTGGGGTATGAGTGCCAGTAGGAATCTTATAGGAGTAGATTGTTCAACAAATACTGTAAGTATTAATAGTAATGTAATATTTGAAGGTACTAATACGGCTGTTATGCCTCAAATTGTTAATGGTAAAATAGCTATAGGAAGTCAAGTAAGTAATAATTCAGTTAAACTTTACGATCTAGAAATCATATCACCAGTATAAAAAAGGGATAGTCAAGCTATTTTCATAACTTGACTATTTCCATCGGGGTTTGCACTTGATTGCGATTGAGCGAAAGACCGGATTCGAACCGGCGACCCTGACCTTGGCAAGGTCATGCTCTACCAACTGAGCTACTTTCGCGAGCGGAAGAGATAGGATTCGAACCTACAAAGCTTTAACACCCAACGGTTTTCAAAACCGTCTGACGACCACTGTCCACTCTTCCTAATATTAAAACACGTCAACATCTAAATCAACACCGTTATCCTGAAGATACGATTCGATTGTTGAGGCTTCACGTTGTAGTTCATTAAATTCAACAACAACATCAATAGCATTTGGATTTTCTGGGTGGTAGGTCCATAATTCTGCTATTTGTTCTTCAATTTCAAATAACCTGTTTAGCATTTCAGCATATTGTTCTGTTGTCTTCATAATTTCCTTTATTTATCTAAATATACAAAAAATATTTTACTTAGCCCACTCACTCAAGCCAATTTCTAAAGCTAGTTTAGGGGAAGCATATGAATGTTCTTGCATAGTTTTAAGAGCTTCAAAAAGAATTTCTACTCTCATATCATCATTTGTAATCATCTCTACTAAAGATGCAAAATCTTGATCCATTTCTTGATAGTCCATAATTTTAATTTAAAGATTGAGTATATGTGTGTTTCATAAATTCGTCATATTCTGCGATAAAATCCTCAAGCATATCCTGTAGTGCATCATTATAGCCTCGCTGGTATATGCGCTCATTTTCCGTGTATTCCCGCGAAGGTAACAGCACCTCCATTTGATTTTCGGCTAATGTTTCTTTGAGTAAGTCCTTAAAGTTTTTCATCCTGCTTTCTTTCTTTAGAATTTAAGTAAAGTTGGCTTATTGCAGATCCAAATATAAATGCATAAATAACCCCTGGTATACCGCTTGTAATGATAGTTAAAATTAACATACCAACAGCAGTAATGTGTAAAAACGGATCTCTAAATCTAATTTTCATAACCTTTATTTTGTGGGCTCTGCCCTTATTCAACACCGTGAATATACGACTAAAGATACCGGACTCCAAGTTCTTCCACGGCTGCTTTTGCCTCACTTAAAGGAATTTGGAAAAATTCACGATTACTATTTAATCTATTAGCCTCTAATTTATGGTGTACTTCTTGTTCCAACCCAAATCCATCATAACAATGAAAAGCCCATTCTACTTTATAAGGTAAGGCAACACCCGTTGCATTTGAGATTTGCTTAGCACGTTCATCAGGGGTATTTTTGGTATAACCAATTTTATAAAGGTTGGGTTGTGTGGGATTTGATAGGATATACACCCAAGAATCATAATCTCCATCCTTATTAGCATACATATCGGTTTTACGTGCAGTATAATAAGTAACTTCTTCCCAACCCTCTCCTTTAGGTGAAGGTGTTAAAGTAAAATGAGGACAATCTTGAACAGTTTTGTTCGTGAAATCATCATCAAGTGAAATAAATTGTTTTGCGTGATCTAATGTAATACGTTTCATAACTATAATTTAAACTCGACTCTTCTCTTCAGATAAGCCACAATACATACATACGTATATACGCCCGAGAGCGCGTTTCCCTTAGGAAACGTACTCTACAGCCAACTCATACAATTCTTGATTCACACGAGTATCTTGTTGGAAATTCTTTATCTTACGTGCCTTACGGACTTTACCATTCACACCGTATACTTGGAACATACCATGAACGATCTTTTCCTGAATCACGTTGTAGACGCTCCACATATCACTTCCATCGTCTTCCATTCTGGTTGGTTCTAATAGATCCTGGATATTTTCGAATGTGAGGGTACTAATTTGTTCTTTAGGAAGTCTTGTACGTAATGCCTTCTTAGCAAACTCTATTTTCTCATCCTCACTCATTCTCTTAGCTTTGAGCTTATTCATACATTCAACAGTGAGCGGAAGTTTCTCTACTATTTCGTTAATTACGGTTTTGAGTTCGGATAAATCATAACCCATGTGACGAATTTTCATATTAGCGAACTCAGCATCCGCTACTACTAAACCATTCGAACATACTAAACGATATAATCCGGCTCTAAAACTAAATGAATTCTTTCCATCATGACTATTCGTCATCAATATTCTGGGCATTACAGTATCACCATCATCACCATTTACTATTACATCATCATTACCAAATACAACCATATGTTTTTGGAATCCTGGATTCTTACGAGCATTTACTTGTTTTGCATCAACCACATTCCATCCTAAAGAAGACATATCGTCTATTACTTGTTCTGTTGAAATGTGAACGTAATGCTTAGAAGTAGTTGAAGAAGCAACTTTTGTGAACACAGATGGAGCGGTTTCACGGATTTCATCCTTTGTAAGAAATTCATTTTTTGAACTGTCGTAAGAAAACATCATAACTTTTATTTTTAATTAATAATTGGGCTCTAACCCCATTTACATGGTAAATATACGAAAGATATCTTGGGGAGCCAAGTTATACTGCGCAGGCAGCCTAAACTGTTATAGAAGCACTAATAAGCCCCGTAGCTTTAAAATATACATTAGCACCTGTTACATCAACAGCCGGGGTCCATTTAATTTCTGAAGCTCCTTCTGCGGGAACATAAATACCTTGGGTGTAATTATCGGTTTGACCACCATATACATTAGATCCTGAATAACTACTACCCGAAAAATATAAAGGAAGAGAAGGAGTAGTATAAGTAAGAGCTTCCATCATAAGGTATGTATTAGAAACAGTAGACCCAATAACAGTTTTCTGGAGCGCTATCGTATATTCAGTACCTGCGGTGAAGTTTTCTTTAAGTAATGATCCGGTACCGAACAATTCGGTGGATGAGTAATTAGATGCCATAGTATATATTTTTGTCGACACGCGAAATTTTGTTCAAAAGAACTTCTCGGTGCTCGTGGATAAATATATGAAAGGGGTAAACGGAAAACACGTTCCAATTTGTGGTATATAGGTATATACTAAATCGATGGTCGAGGATCGTGTTCGATGTCTTATTGCGTCTAATGCACCTCCCTCGGCATACCACCGCGC